CATGGATGAGCGTTATCGCTCAGACTACGAGGGCGAGTTCGTTGTAACCAACAGTCGCATAGTCAACGGCAAGAAGGTCCAGGACCGAGAGTGGGTCCAAAATCCAATTGAAAATCAACACATATCAGGACGTGCTGTCTCAATAGCAGAAGGTGATTCACGCAGTAAGTTTGACATAAGAAAAGTAGAAGGACATCGTGGCGGACTATTAGGTAAACTGCGATTACAGTCATATGGCTCAGGTAGAGTTTGCGATGAGATCGCCTGTAACTTTTACGTATCAAAGAATGTAGAAACACTTCAAAAATTAGTTGAATCTAAATATGTGGTCAACTCAGTGGTATATTCATCAGCAGGCAAGTGCCTTAAGTTCCCAGGAGAATTATATCTAATACCCTACGGCACACTGCTAAGTGAACAAGCCCTGGCAGTATGGTTACCAGCATTTGATCAACACAAAGAGATATTCATGTTAGGATATGATTTTGATGAAGGAAAAAATCAAAGTCTTGCTAATGAGATATTAACAATAATGCAGACATATCGAGGCACACGCTTTACTAAGGTGTCTACCTTAAACAATCTAAATGGTGGAAGGGTAAGAACTGACACACCTGATGCATGGAAAGATTGCCGTAACTTTTCAGAAATGACATACTCAGAGTGGATTAGTTACGCTGACGTCTAGTTAACTGATTCTTCTACTACTTTAACTTTACTTTTTACTTCTTCGATATTAATAGTAGACCAAAGACCTGGATGTAAGGGTTTAGGTATTGTGTCTGAGTCTACCCAGGCATAACCTTGATGTTCATCATTTAACTTAGGTGTAAATTCGTCTGATACCACAGCGAAGAATGTGTGGTAGACAAACTTATTGTCTGCTGATGTAAACTGTTCTATTGGAACTATTCGAATAGTGTCAGGAAAAGATCCTATTTCTTCTGAACATTCACGTTTTATAGCATCAAGTAAACTTTCTTTAGATTCTACCTTGCCTCCAGGTAATCCCCATGTTCCTGGATGTTTGGGATCGTTGCGTAAGAGGTAGAGATATCTACCAGTAGATACGGAATAGAACCATATGCCTACTGCGTTTAGAGGACTAGACTCCATTCGCCTCCCTTGTATATGCCCTGATAGCTCTTAACCCAAACTGTGCCAGTCCATTTATACTGAACGCTTGTAGTTAAGTTGGTCACAAAATCTGTGATATCTGTTGATTGATCAGGTGTTTGATTACTTGCGTCCCATACTACATTCCACACACCGCCATCGTATTCGATAATATCATTTTCGCTGGCAACCAGGTTACCCCAGGCAGTTGCTGGTGTGGTATTATTAGCGTTGCCGATAGCATCTGTTAGTAGATAACGCTGTCCTCTGGCCGCTGTTGGTAATCCATCACCAGGGCCACTGGCTAATGGATCAATAACTGCATTTACTGGTGACAATGTGTTACCTGGTATGGTATCCGAATCAACACTAAACAACAATATTCTATCATCAGTCGGATGCTTAGCCACCGTTCCAACTATCTCTGTCGAGACATATGGCGATGTTAATCTAATTTGACTAATGCCATCTCTTATTTCACCAAAGTTGTCTATGTATCCAGACCATACCAATGGATTGGTAGTATCTATCAAATCACTTTCTGCTAGTGTTCCGTCTGCAGGATCAACTTGTTCCTGTCTTAAAAGTTGTAGTTGATTTCCAATTAACAATACTTGATAACCAAATGGTGTGATCTTCTGTCTGGTGCCCATTAAGATATCGTCATCTACAATAGCATCAGCGGCATTGCCGTCAGTGTCATATATAGAAGCAATAATTTTATGAACAACGCCAAGTTTCTTAACTTTGGCAGGCATTGTTAACCAGAATGGTATGCTGAATGTTAGAGTAGCAACGTCGATGTTATCGTCAGTGCCAACAGGAATAGTTCTTGATGACCAGTTAACACCGGTTAGTTCCACAACACTTAATGATGTCCAATCGATGTAGTTATCTGTGGCCTGTATTTCCATTGACGGGTTAAACAAGGGAAGTATCTGTTCTAAGATCTGTAGTTTCATTTGGGTATTTGATGCCCAAACGTCTAACTGTATGGTCATGTTGTAGGGAACAGGCATTAAACGTTCTACCGTAAATGCGTTGCCCTGTGTGTTCTCATAAGTCTGTGTTGCTTCATCCCAGGTTCTCTGTTTTAGAGACTTCTTGTCAACGAAGTAAGGTTCCTGCACACGATCACGAGCATAGTCTAATGCTGTGATATGAAAGCTCATCATTGGTGCATTAGGCATCTTGTTTCTTGAGTTATCTGCTATGATGGTAGCCGCCTGTCTT